ATATGTTACATCCAAAGCGCAAAGCATACGTGATCAGCAAGTCTGCGTCACGACCGGTATCAGCGTCAAGTTAATTGAGACTTACGCACAGCTGTTAATTCACTGAGGGAATATTAATGAGCAGCTTATTAAATAAAGAAGTCTCAGCTTTAAAACGTATTTATGTAAGAAATAGTAGCCTATTAACTGCAGGTTATGTTTCAGCGTGGAAGGCATATTTCGGTGATGAACTGAGGCTTTATATCTTTATCGACGGTTATCAGATGGTGCTTGATCGTACACGAAAAGCTGCTGGCTGGGATGTTGACCAGTGGGAAAAAGGAAAGTGTGTTGTTTTTTGCGGAGTAATTCGTTCCTGCCGCGAGTTCCGGCTGATTATGACCACCGCAAGGCGTGCCGCGCTACCGATGCGTTCGACGTGGACAAAGAAGGTAAGCTGAACACGGGGCGTATTATTTCCCTGCGCCAGCTTAATATTCAGGACGACCTCTGGCAGCAGGCAATGGATGCATTAAATAAAGCGCTGGTCGTTTCCGTTACATCCACTTATATCAATTTCAAAGAGCAGGATGAAAGCGGGAAACTGGTTAATATTCCACTGGATATCGAGGGGGTGTGAAATGTCTATGAATCCGGCGAAAGGCCGCCCGATGAATAAGTTTGCGGCGTATGCAATTGGTGCGGTGAAAGCCGAGCGTGAATTTCGTTACAGTGACGCGGCAAAACTCTGGTTCAGTGCGATGTGGTGCCCCTGCAATGCCAAAAACAGAATGTGGGCCGAAATCCGTAACGAATTTTGTGCCGCATCGGCCAAACGGCTGCAGGGGAGGACAAATGCGCGCAAGGGAATTTAACCGGAAATATCCGGTCGGTACACATTTTATTTATCAGCCCTGCGCTGCCTTAAGAGGCGGGGCGGTGATAAAGACGAAAGATGTCGCCCGTGATTTAAAAACATCGACAATAGTTGAAATCAGCGTGAAACCTTATTACGCAAATATTAAATCACTGACGCCTGCGGGCTGAATTTAAAAAATCAATCATCATTTAAATATGGCGTAAACCGTCAGGGGTGGCTTTGCGCCTGATTCGGGAGAATTACAGTGCAAAAATTTCTTAAACGCCTCAGCGTGGACCAGTTTAATACTCTCTATCCATCGGGTAGTAAATTTACTTATTACTCACGTAAAACAGATGAGAAAGGCATTCCATGTACCATCCCCGGCGAAGCCTGGGCGCTGGGTCATGGTGAAGCGGTGGTGCGTGTCGAAGGTGTATCAGGCTGTGTGGCGATTACCCATCTTGTCAAAGGTACGGAGTGCTGATTATGAGCAACGCAAAATACCTCGCCAAAATTAAAAAATTAATGCGACTGGCCCGTGGTACATCTAATCTGGAAGAAGCGGCCAGCGCAATGTCAAAAGCGCAGGCTTTCATGCGTGAATATGGTCTCAGTGAAAATGAGGTTGAACTGTCTGACGTCAGAGAAGCTCGTTCGGCAGGGGCACCCAGCAACGCCGAGAACATGCCGGACTATATGAACCATCTGTGTAACGTGGTCTGCAGAACTTTTGGTGTTGATGCTTATTATACACGTCAGTGGCGTCGCTCAGGCTCATGGAAACGTATCGTCGTTTTCTATGGCCCCGGTGAACGGGGAGAAATCGCTTCTTATGCTTTCGACGTGCTGACCCGGCAACTGAGAGCAGCCCGCAGGGGTTATCAGCAGCGATACTGTAAACGCTGTAAGCCTTCAACTCGCGTGGCGCGTGGCGATCAGTTCTGCGAGGGGTGCTGCGGGCGTACTTGAGGCTTTCAGTATGAAACCAGAGGAAAAAAACTGCTCCAGCGCTACACCCGCAAACTTCATCAGGAACATGACTTCCGCGACACCAAAACCCGCGAAGCATCTGCGTGTCAGGGGGATGATGATGCAGCGTGTGCCGGGTATCTGTCCGGTAAGAATGCACGTCTCCATCACGGTGTAGATGGTGGTGCCTCTGAAGTGCTGGCAATCGGAGGTCGCTAATGTATCTCTGCGTTTCTGGTTGCGAGCATCGCCGTAATGGACAAGAGCGGTTCTATCACCTCAATGATGGCAGCACCGTGTTAGAGCGTTGTGATTTGCCCGATGTGGCTCGCTGGCAGTGCTGGGACAGCCATAATCACCGCGTTTATAAAAAATCCACGCAGGCCGCAATGAAACAAGCGGCAGAACGGCATAAAAAGAGGTTCAGGTATCAATGAATAATCCAATGCATCCTGCAGAAAAAGTGCCGGTTAATCGTCGTCCGGTCATCTTTATTGCCGGACCCATGGCAGGAAAGCCTTACTTTAACCGCGATGAATTTTACTTCGCAGCAAAGCAGCTGGACGATCTGGATTTTATTGTCCTTAATCCGGCAATATTCCCGGACGGTCTTCGGCACGGGCAGTATATGAAAATGACGCTGGCCATGCTGAAACAGGCTGACGCCATCTATCTGCTGAATGAATGGGAAACAAGCAAAGGAGCCAGAGCTGGGGTTGATGTTTTACGGGCAGTCGCTGGATGCGGTCAAAGGCATCATTACCCTGCAACAGTAACCGCCTTTCACACGGTAAACCGGGCATCAGCCCGGTTTATTTATGCGCTTTTCAATATAGCGGACAAGAACCTTATAACCAATAACCGCCAGTATCAGATTCACCAGAAATGTTGAAAACAGCATAAACCCTTCCAGATCATCATCGCCAAACAGATCCGCCGCCTTACGCCACAGGGTTAACTGCCCGTTACTGACCGGACCTCCTGGCTGGAGTATAAAGCAGATAACTGCAAAAATTCCGGAGAAGATTATCAACTTAAATCCGACCGGGACACGCTTTGCTTCCATTTGCTACCACCTCAATGGTTCCGTAGGATCTTAATCCGTTGCGTAACATAACGGGGCTTGTAGCCAGTAAGGCCTGGCGAATCTGAAGAAAATCTGATCTGTTCACAAAAGTTATGCATCCTTCAGATACTCCCATCGGGCCTCGCGGGTGTAACCTGAAATTACCCCGCCTTACACCGTTGATGAATGTGTAATCATCAATTGTACCGTCATTCTGTAAAGCGCGAACCATTCACCCTTGATAACCGGGTAAGATGTGACCCAGGAATAAAAATCGTGGAGATCGGTACGAATGACGCCTTTCCATCCTCCAGTGGGACGATCCACAATATGGTATCTTCCCGGTGGTAGAGGTCCTGCTTTGGGAACGTCGACACATCCGGTCTGATTTCTGAATTCGCCTGAGCCTGAATAAGCTGAGAAGGAACCCATACCATACATAATGAGTTGGGATACTGACTCGTTGTTAATTACAAATCGTCCCTGTAACGCCATGTTAATCCTCCTGGTTGACACATAATTACCAGCATCCGCATAAAGTAAATAATGCTGTCTGTATATCAGAAAGCAGGCTGAGTGGCAGCCAGTTTGACTAAAAATGATTGCCTGAGAGGCAGTTATATGATCCAATTATTCTCAATCTGCTTCACCAAAATTTGTTTATGGCTCAAGCCCCGCCCTGTGCGGGGCTTTTTCGTTCTGGCACTTCCTGTTTTTCACCTCCATCTGAGGCGGACTAATGAAAGCGAATCTGATCCGCATTATTCACACAGGCAAATCATCCCTCGGCTGGGATGATGAAACCTATCGCGACGTGCTGGCATGCCAGACCGGTAAGCGTTCGGCGCGTGACTGTACCAGCGCCGAACTGGAAAAAGTGGTGCTGCACATGCGCACTCAGGGCTTTGCGCCATCTTCACGTGGTCGCCGTCCCCGCGTGGCAGCAGGCCGTAAAGCCATGTTAAGCAAAGTAGAGGCTATGCTGGCAGAGGCAGGTCGTCCGTGGGGTTCTCTGGATGGTATCGTGGAGCGCATGCTGGGCGAGAAAAAGCCGGTGGAGTGGCTGAATGACGATCAGGTGCGTAAGCTGATGCAAATGCTGATTGTTGACGCGAAGCGTCACGGGAGGCTGTAATGCGCGAATTTGACCTTGAATCCCTCGAAGAGCTGCTGCCGGACACCGCCCGTCAGATAGCCGATGTGATTGGTTTTCCCGCCACGCAGCGGTTGATTGAGCGCTTTGGCGGTGCCTGTTTCCCTGTCGGACGCGGTCTGCGCGGCACTGGCGAGCGTCGTCTGTCCATGCTGCGGGAGGTTATCGGCGACGAGAATACCCGCCAGCTGGTGAAGCGTTTCGGCGGTGACAGCTCGCTGGTGATCCCCCGTTGCGCTGACGCACTGCGCGAGTGGCGCAACCGCTGTTTTCTCGCTGAGGTTGACAGCATGCTGGCTGATGGCGAATCATTACGCATGGCGCTCACCGTGCTTGGCCCTAAGTTCGGCATCGGTAACACCCGCGCATGGGCCATTGTGGCAAGCCGCCGTCAGGCTGTTTCTCCCCCGGCTCAGGGGGCACTCTTCTGATGGTATACCGCTTCACCCCCGTATCATGCCCTGAGTTACGCCACCCATCACAATAACCCTCACAAACTATGTGAGGTTTTTTTATGTCACTTAAAACCAGTGAGAATGGCATTTCGCTGATTAAAGGCTTCGGAGCATTACGGCTTGAAGCCTATCAGGACGCGGTCGGCGTCTGGACGATCAGCTATGGCTGGACTGGGGAAGTTGAAGGTATTCCTGTCCACGAAGGTATGGTCATTTCCGATGATACTGCTGAAATCCTGCTACGAGACGGGTTGCAGCAGTATGAGCGAGCAGTAAACCAACTTGTCACGGCAACACTCAATCAGAACCAGTTTGATGCGCTGGTCAGTCTCGCCTGGAATATTGGCCCGGGAGCCTTTGAGCACTCCACACTGCTGAAAAAACTTAATACCGGGGATATGGACGTCGCAGCAGCTGAGTTTCTTCGCTGGAATAAAGCTGGCGGCAAAGTCCTGCCAGGACTGGTCACGCGCAGGAAGGCTGAGTCCACACTGTTCCAGACGATTCCCGAATGATTCGGGGGATCGTACTGATGGCACTCCTTAACCGCCTGGGCGAGTTGATCACCAACCCGCAGGGCCGTCTGTCCACCACCGACGCCGCCACGATGGTGGCACTGGTTGTCAGCTCGCTGGCACTGCTTGTCTGCGTGGTGATGAACCGGGAGCCGGATACCGCGCTGGGGCTTTACCTCGGTGCCTGGGTGACGCACGCCGGGGTGCAGGTTCACCAGAAGCTGAAGGGACCGGCGCGCGGAGGTGATGATGAACAGCGCAGTCATTAAATGGTTTTTAACCCGCCTCCTGTCCGGCGTTCTGCTGAGTGCGGTGCTGCTCGTCACCGGCTGGCGGCTTTACAGCATCGGGTATGACTCCGGTCATAAAGACGCCAGCGCTGATGGCAACGCCGCGCTGGCCAGTGAGCAAAAAGCCCGTGCGGATGAACGCCAGCAACTGGCACAGGCCGGGCAGCAGGCACTGTTGCAGGCAAGGGATGACGAGCGCCAGCAGCGTGAGCGGGCTGACCAGCTCGCCCAGCGGCTAGCTGATAAAGAATTTGAGCTGACGCAGACGAACCGCCTGCTGCAGCTGGGTATCAACAAGGCGGTCAGCGATGACAATCAGACTTCTGGCTGTGGCTATAACGGGCTTGGGCCTCACAGCCTGCAGCTCTATACCAAAGCCCTCGGATACGCCGGTGGTGGTAACACCCGCGCCGGTAGTCATTCAGGACAGTAAGCCCCCACGGGCGATGGTCACGGTGGCCCCGATGCCACCCGCGCCCGGCGCGTATGCCGGTAACAGTCCGGGCCTCCCCCCGGACGCCCTGCTGCGGCATGCCACCGACTACGGAGCCTGGTGCCAGACGAACGCCGCAAAACTTAAGGCCCTTGAGGCGTTTTTCTGGCCGGGTAAGGGGAAACAGTAAATGGACGCAGGACACATTGTGGAATTTTGGCAAACCGCACTACTGGGCGTTTTTACGTTCGGTTTTACCTTCTGGATCAAGAGTCTCCACGCCACGATTAACCGTCTGTGGGAAGAGAACCGCCAGATGTACACCGTGTTTCAGCTCAAATCCGATGCCCTGCGCGATCAGGAGCAGATTATGGCCATGCTCTCGGAAATTAAGCAGCCGATTGAGCGCATGAATGACCGTATAGATCGCCGCACCGATGCCACGGGGGGCCGCTGATGGCGCACCCGAAAGCGGTCAGGGATGCCGTCAGGCGCGATTACATCGCCCCGTGCATCGCCCCCGAAGTGCTGGGGCTGATGCACGGGGTCAGCGTAGCGTCAGTTATCCGCTGGCGTCGTGAGTCGCGGGAGAGCGGCGACGACTGGGACAAGCAGCGTGCGGCCCGTCGCCTGTCGTCCAGTGTGCCGGAGGATATCACCCGTGACCTGCTGCTGGAGTTCCTTGAGCACCATAAGCATGCGATGGAACAGCTGCGCAAGGCCCGTGAAGGCGCAGACGGTCAGGCCGCACTGCCAGCCGATGATTACGCCAGCCTGCTGGCAAAGCTGCAGGACGGCTTCAACAAGATGATCGCCGCCAGCAAGCGCATTCTGCCGGAGACCGACCGCCTGATCGTCGCGGCGGGCGTGGTGGAGGATTTAGCCGCCTTTCTCAGCGATAAGTACCCGGCACTGATGGCGGGCTTTCTGGACGTATTACCTGAGTTTCAACAGATAGTGGAGAAAAAATATGGCTGAAGTCATTAAGCCGGTTAACCAGTTTATCGCGCTCACCGACCGCAATGCTGTACGGGCCGATACTGTCGTTCGCGTATACGTTCAGAGCGATTATCTGATGGTACAGACTGAAGATGGTGAAACTCACCAGGCTGATGGTCTCTATGCCAAATCGGTGTGGTACGCAAAATCCGCGTTGCTGGAACAGATTGAAGCGGCGCTGGCTGCTCGCAGCCAGGGCTGAGGGCAGATAAGTGTCGTCCAAATCTTCGCTAAAGGCTTTTCGTGAGAAGATTGCCCGCATTCAGGACGAGCTGCGCGAGCGTATCGAGAACGAATGCACCGGCTTTGACAACAGCCCGGAGGCGGTAAAACGTCGCCGGGAGCAGGTCAGCGATCCGGTGACCGGGTTTCGCTTTTTTGCCAATACCTATTTCCCGCATCACCTTGTTCATCCTGATACCAGCGAACTGCATGAGTATCTTTTTGAGCGCCTGCCACAGGTTGTGGCCAGCCCTGAAGGTGAAAACGAGGTGATCGCTGCCCCGCGTGGCGAAGCAAAAACCACGCTCAGCCAGCAGCTTTTTGATTTGTGGTGTGTCGTCCGTGAGCTGAAGAAGTTCATCATTATCGCTTTTGATACCGGCGCACAGGCTGCTGAGTCGCTTGAGGTGATCAAGGCCGAACTGCTCTACAACCCGCGTCTGTCGATGGACTTCCCGGAGGCCTGCGGTCAGGGACGGGTGTGGCGTATCGGCTGTATTCTCACCGCTAAAGGCATCAAGATTGAAGCCGCAGGCCAGGGACAGAGCCTGCGTGGCCGTAAGCACGGTGCGTATCGTCCTGACCTGGTTCACCTTGATGACCTGGAAAACGACGAGAATGTGGTGACGCCAAAGCAGCGTGAAAAGCTGGAAAAATGGCTAAACAGCACCGTGCTGCCGCTTGGCGGGCCGGGCGTGAAGCTGGATGTCGTTTATGTCGGGTCAATCCTGCACTACGACTCCGTGCTGGCCCGCACCATGAAAAATCCGCTGTGGAACGCCCGCCGCTTCCAGGCTGTCCTCGCGTGGCCAGAGGATATGGCACGGTGGGATGAGTGGGAAGCCGTGCTGCGTGGTAAGGGTAAGAATGCCGCCAGGGCGTTCTACAACCGCCATGAAAAGGCGTTGCTGAAAGGCTCGCGCGTCTCATGGACGGCGCGGCCTTTGCTGGCGCTGATGCTTATCCGCGTGCGCGTCGGCACCCGCGCCTTCGATGCGGAGTACCAGAATGACCCGGTCAGCGGTGAACACGCCATCTTTCACGGCTGCATCCATGAATGGCGCGAGCTGGAGCCGGATTTAATTTACTTCGGTGCCTGTGACCCGTCGCTGGGCAAGAACAACAGCCGGGGCAATGACCCCAGCGCGTTGCTGATTGGCGGCTGGCACCGCATAAAAAAAGTGCTGAAGGTTGTCCGGGCCGATATCCGCGTGCGTCGCCCTAAAAAGATTATTACCGATGTTATCCAGCTGCAGCGTGAGTTTGGCTGCGTGGCATGGGCTTTTGAGTCGGTGCAGTTCCAGGACTTTCTACGCGAGACGCTGATTGAAGAATCGCTGAAAGCGGGCGTGCCCGTACCGGCCCGTTCTGTTATTCCCACCACAGACAAATTCGGGCGTATCGAGTCGCTGCAGCCGTTTATGGAGAATGAGCGCATTCTGATTGGCTGCATGCTGGCCACCCTGCGGGAGCAGCTAATGCATTTCCCGATGGCAGACCACGATGACGGCCCGGATGCCCTGCATATGCTTTTTGCAATAGCGTCCACAAGCGTGGGCAACTTTGAATTTATTTCGGTCAGCCAGCTGGAGGCGGTAGAGCCGGATTCACCTTCGCGCCGCAGGCATGACGATGATGACGACTATGGCTCTGACGGGTTCGGAGCGGGAGGATGGTAAATGGACATTAAAACCGCGTTTAAACGCTTTTTTACCCGCGATAAAACGCAGGGCATGCAGAGCGCTGGCGATGATTTTCTGTACGGTGATACCGCCTCGCATCCCTCTACGGGGCTGGATATTCAGCGGGTCTATGCGCTGTTCAGCGCCGCCGAGCAGGGTGACATTCAGGCGCAGAGCGACCTGTTCACCGATATGGAAGAACGTGACGGCCACCTGTTTGCCGAACTGTCGAAGCGTAAGCGTGCGCTGCTGACGCTGCCGTTCTCCGTCAAGCCGCCGCCGGATGCGACAGAGGCGGAGAAAAAAGTGGCGGCGGAGGCCGACTGGTGGCTGCGCCATTTGCCGGGGTTCCGCGAAATGCTGATGGATATGCTCGATGCTATCGGCCACGGTTTTTCCTGTATCGAAATCGAGTGGAGCCAGAAAGGCTCGCTGTGGCTTCCGGGGGCTTTTCACAAGCGACCGGCGCGGGCCTTTACCATGCCACAGCACGACCTTGACAGTATCCGGCTGAACCGGGGTGGTGTGGGTGGCGAGGAGTTGTGGGATATGGGCTGGATAGTGCATAAGCACAAGTCCAAATCCGGCCCGGTCGCACAGAGTGGTCTCTTCCGCGTGCTGGTCTGGACGTACCTGTTCAAAAACCTGTCTGCCCGCGACTGGGCGCAGTTCCTGAACCTCTACGGCCTGCCGTTTCGCATCGGTAAGTATGATGCCACCATGACCGACAAAGAGCATCTCGATCTGCTGCGCGGTATTCGTATGCTGGCCCGCGAAGGTGGGTATCCGCTCCGAGCAGTCCATCCGCCGCGAGATTAACCAGACGCTGGCCGCATACAACCGTCTGTCCCGCAGCGGCACCATGAGCGCCAGCGAACAGACCCGCGCATGGAACCAGACGCAGGCCACCGTCGCCAGACTCAAACGCGAGCTGGGCGAGACGGAGCGCAGCTATCAGCGACTTGCCCGCGTGGGTAAAACCGTGGGCGCTATCGACGGCGGTCTGATTGCCGGTGCGATGGTGATGCGCAAACCCGTTGAAAATCAGATGGAGTACGATTCCGAGCTGCGTAAGGTGGCCAACTTCGCCTATAAGCACGATAACCTTGCCGGGCGACAGGCCGGGATGGGTGATATTGACATTGCGATCAAAACGGCGTTGCGTGAGGGCGGCGGCGATATTAACGGTGCCTTTCATGGTCTGGAGGTGATGCTGCGCTCCGGCACCATGACACGCGATCAGGCTTATCGCGCCTTACCTGGCGTCATGAAGAACGCCACCGCTACCGAAACCGATGCGGCCTCTGTCGCCAGCCTGCAGTCCAGTGCGTTTAACTTCGGTCTGAATGAGAAGGATGCCCGCGCGGGCCTCAGCGTCACCACCACGATGGCGCAGAACGGTATGGTGGATGTGCCGCTGCTGGCCAAAGAGATGCCAAAAGCGCTGGAGTCCGCCAAGTCCATCGGCCTGCATGGTCGTACCGGCTTCTCACAGGTTGCCGCTCTTTTTGAAGCGGCAGCACGCGGTGCTGGTTCCCCTGAAGAGGCTGCGACGCTTGCCAACAACTTCAAGCAGATTAAGGTCGGCAAGCGCGGCCTTGATATTCGCGCTCTGATGCGTGCCGATGCGGCGAAAGGGTTGACCCCGCTGGATACCGTCGACCGGGCCATTCGCAGCATGGATGAGCACGATCCTCAGTTCGTGGACCTGAACAAGCAGATTGCCCGCACGGCTCCGGGTGAAGCCAGAGCGCAGCTGGAGGCAAGGCGCGACCAGATACACGGCCAGAACGTGGGGCGAATCTTCACCAATGAATACTCCCGCATGGGCTTTCTGATCTGGGAGCGCAACAAGGACTACTACCACAAGCTGGTCGGTGAAGGTAACGAGCAGTTTGATATGCCTGCGGGGAAAACCTCTGCCGACCTTGACTTCGACCTGGTGAAAAACAGCCCTGAGTTTCAGGTTAACAAGGCTAAAAATGAGGCTGTTTTCTCGGCCACCCTTCGGGGCTTCACCACCGCGAACGGCACGCTGTGGGCACCGGGCCAGCGGGTTTACGTGAAAAGCGACGTTCACGGAGTCGATGACGTTTACTTCATCATGCGGCGCACCTTCCGGGGCGGACGCGGTCAGCGGCAGGAAATCTCGCAGTGGATACGCCCCGGCACCATCACCGTGGACGAGCTGAAATGACCGGGAACGATTACCGCGAGCTGCTGTACCTGCTGCTGCCTGATGACTATGCCCGCAACGGCAAGCACCTGAACGCTGAACTGCAGGCCGAGGGAAACATGCTGGCCAGCGTCGAGCGCAGCGCTCAGGACGTGCTGAACGGCGTAACTCCCTTTACCGCTGTGGCGCTGCTGTCGGACTGGGAGCGCGTGCTGGGCTTATCTGTCAGCAGCGGCATGACCATTCAGGCCCGCCGCCAGCAGATTATGGCGAAGCTGAATGAGACTGGTGGACTCAGCCGCAACTACTTTATCCGCCTGGCAAAGTCGCTGGGCTATGACGTCACCATCGACGAACCGGAACCATTCCGCTGTGGCCGTAATCGCTGCGGGGACCGTGTGTGGATACCGGAAATTGTCTGGGTCTGGATCGTGAATATTCAGGATGGTCAGGTGCCGGTGTACCGCTTCCGCTGCGGCAGCTCGGCTACAGGTGAGCGTCTGATGTCATTTGGCCAGAATATGCTGGAGAGCATATTCCGCGATTTAAAACCCGCGCACACGCAGGTTGTATTTAATTACGTGGAGAATAAGACGTAATGAAAGATATTGTTGAGCCGGTCGATACCGACGATGGTTTATTTCACGATGGCGACCCGTCAACCGGCGCGGAAGGCACCATCGTTTACGCCAAAATAATGAATGCGCTTCAGGGCGGCATTATTGATATTCAGACCGAGAATAAAAATATTCTGGCTGAAGCTCAGATGACGCCTGACCCATCGAAGAATAACCAACTGGTGGTAGCTATAAAAAGCATAGCAGCTGGAATAGCAGCCTCTGCAATGGCTTCAGCTGTATTAGTCGCGACTTGATCTGACACTGGACCTTGAAAGGTTGAGAGTTACCGGTTTTGATATGGGTGTCTAATCCTTAAACAAAACGCGAGGTAACTCTCATGATTCATACTAACAATCCCATCATCAAACACAAAGCCGGCCTGCTCAA